CCGCAGCCTGTTCCTGCTTTGCTTTCATCTCCGCGACACGGGCGCGTTCTGCTTTGAGTCTCGCGTCCTCTGTGAGAGCAGCAGAGAGGTCAAGCGTGCGGAAATAGAACGCCTTGACGAGTTCCTCGTCCTCCGATTGCAGAGCCTCAATAGCAACGAGCGCGTTGCGGGCGTTCTCAAATACGGCGTCGATGTCCGCCTTGATTGACTTCATCGACGTGGAAGCGTTCAGCCACTTGGGGTTATGTATGCGCTCATAGGGAATGAGCCCCGAGAAGTCGCCGACGGTTGCCTTGAAGTACTCAATGATTTCGTTCTGCTTTTCCTGTTGCTTGCGTTCCTCGAACGCCTTGACCTGCGCGTCGATTTCCGCGACGGTGCCTTTGACCTTTTGCAGCACCTCGTCCACCTCGCCCTTGAACTTCTCATACGGGGCGTTGTAGACTTTGCCGATCCTGATACGCTCGTCATTGAGAGCTTTGCAGAACGCGTTGAGCTGCGCTCTGTCGGCTTTCGCCGTGGCGATTTGAGAATCGTCGTAGGTCACGCCCCTGTACTGTTCAAGCGTTGCCTCTACCCTTGCGAGCAGCTCCGTGTTGTTCCACGCGATCATCTTCGGAACGAGCTCCTCGACGGGGCTTTTCAGAATGAGTGCCAATTCGTTTGTCATAAGTTTGTCCTCCAAAAAATTTGATTTTTGTTACTCTTTGTAAATCGGGGGCAGAATCAACGGCGGTCTTTCTTTCCGCTCGACATAGCCCCAAAATTCTTTTTCTCTCGTGTAGAGATATTTCATGTCCTCCATGAGAGCCCTGCGCAGGAACGGGTAGTGCCGTGTTATAAGCTCCGTCTGCTCGTTCCTGCCTGTTTGCTTTATCTGCACTTTCAGCCACGCAAACGTCCAACCGAGCGTCACGAAGTAGTGCAAAATCTGTGCGTAGTAGTATTCAGGGACGTGCCCCTCCCATTTTTGAAACGCCGCAACGGAGTGAATCTCCGTTGTTTTCGTTTCGAGAAACCCTTGCGCCTTTGTCTCTTTTTCCGTCAGTTCAGCGTCGAGCGAGGCGAACATAAACCCTCTGCGATACACCGTTCGCTTGTCTTGCTTTACTCTGTACTGCGGGTAGTCAAGCGCAAACAGTTTGACGAGCATATCTTCCGCTTTCGTCCCGTACTGCACCTGCGGCTTGGCGGAGATGTCCTCGGGCTCGCGTACGCCTGTTTTCTCCTCCCAAACCTCAATGTTTGACTTGAACGGTGACAGCCCGAGAATTGCCGCTGCGTCCGAGCCGCCTATACCCGTTCTGCGGAACGCGATCCACTCGGGGGAACCGTGCCTCAGCTTGATTTTTTCAAGTGCCATGCAGCCCTCCCGAGATAAGAAAATGAGCTTACCTGAAATACGCGAAAGCTGTGCGCCGTCCCGCCGTCTCCGACGAGCCCCTGCGCAAAGATTGTCGCCTCAGATAAGCTCATTTTTCGATTTCCGTTATTCATTGCCTTGTCTCCTTTTGTTCTTTACTCGGGGTACCCCACATATTCGCCTGTAACCATGTTCGTGTGCCAACGCACATACTGATAGCTGCCTGAGTACACGCCACACATACCTCTGCCGCAGCCCTCTGACTGAAACTTTACCCAAACGGGGGCACGAACTTCTCCTCGCGTCCACCCCGTTTTTTTGAGCAGTGCGTTTACGCTGCTTGCGAACACTCCGCGCCCGACAACGGTTGTCTTGCGCCACTTGTTCTCAAAATAGTGAATTGGAACCTCGTCTCCATTCTCGTCGAATATGGCGTCAAACGCCATGCAGCCGTCTCCCTGCAAAATTTTCAGCTTCTTATCGCAGGCGTCTAACGCGTTTGCACTCACTCGCATAGAGATGAAGCAATCGTCGTAGTCGGTTTCTCCCGCCTCAATACGCCTGTTTCGATCTTCGATGTTTTGCAGAATCTGTTGCCTTTCAGCCTCAATGGACTTGCGCAGCTCCTCTCCGAAAATCTTCATTAGTACACCTCCCGTCAGACCGTGGCGACGTACATTTTTACGACGCCATTTATGCGGGTAAAAATAACCCTCTTGAAGTCAGTGCGAGGCGAGCCGTTTGTGGCTATACGCGCCGCGTACTCCTCCTGCGTCATCTTGCGCCCGTCAACGATGATTTCGGACGGCGCTCCAAAGCCTTTTTTGTTTGCCATTCGTATGTCCTCCTTTACTTCGCTTTCGCGTATTCTCTGAACTCCTCCTCACGGGCTGCGCGAAGTTCTGTAACCGCGCCGTCCCTGAGCTCGGGAGAGTCTGCCTGTACCTTACGACGTGCCCTCGTTATGCTTTCCATTGACCGCAGGCTTCCGTCTGCTGCAAGTTCAGCAAACGACCTTGACGTGTCGATTCCCATGCGGGCAAAGCACCCCATGAGCAGCGCCGTGTCGCTCTTTCTTGCCGCCACATTCTCTGTGAGTTCTGCGCGGACAACCGACTCAATTCTCTTCATGCGTTTCATTGTGCCGCCTCCTTATGCCGATTTCTTAGCATTTGCGAGATAGTCCTTGATAAGCTGCCTTACGAGGGTGCTCATCGAAAGCTCCTTTTCGGCAGCGAGCTTTTTCAGTTCCTCGTGGGTAGCAGGGGAAACGCAAACACCAAGATATACAGCGTCTTTCTTCTTGCCCATAAGCAATACCTCCGTAAAACAAAAAATAGGTCTGCCAATTAAGACAGACCTATCAAGCCAAGTATTTATCGGACAAAAAGAAATAGGCTTGCCTTAACTCGCAAACCTATTGTAGAATAACATTTGTGATTTGTCAATCGTTTTTTAGTAACTTTTTCAAAATTTCTAAAAAATTTTTTGAGGAAGCTCGCATTAGTACCAAAAAAGCCCCCTTTACGGGAGCCAAACCTATTTTTTAACCTCTAAACAGTCTATACACCGCACACTAAGCGCCACCAAGCGTAGCACAAAATACCCCTACCCGTCCTGTGTAGGGGTTATCGGTTTTCATCGAGGTTCTATGCCGTTTTGCGTTTGATAAACCGCACGCGAGGGACGTTTGCTTGCCCCGCTTTCAGAACAGCCATGAGCTCTGCTCGCTTTTGCAGCGGGGTAAACCACACTCGTTTTCCCTCCTTGTTTCGCAAAGAGGAGTGCGGGCGGTTGTTGTACCTGATGTTCCATGCTTGCATTTTTTCTTTGAGTTCATCGTACGTCTCAAAGGTCATTGTTTTGTAAAAACTCTCTCCGTCGGTTCGGTGGGATCGCTCTACTTTCCCGTTATGCCTCGGTGTGTACGCTCTGATGAGCTGATGTTTAATTCTCAGTTTTCCGAGCAGCTCGTCCAAAACGTGGACTTTTTTGCAGTCCTTTCGGTTTGTGAACTCGCCGCCGTTGTCTGTCTGAATAATATGCGGGAGGTAGCCGAAGTACACAAGGGCTCGCTGCACAAAGTCCTTTGTTGCCCGCGCCGACAGCTCATTATACGGGTAGAGAAAGCGCTCTCGGGTAGTCTCGTCAATCATCGTGTATTGATAAAAACGAGCATTGCTTGACTCCAACCTGATTTGAGCTTCCCCGCGATAGCATTCTCTCGGAACATACTTTACGTCCATTTGCATTTTGACGCCGAACATTTCGGGCGTCTCATACGGCTGCGGCTCGTACTTTTCCAACTGTTCTTTCGGTCGAATACCGCTTTTTACGACATACCGATAAAAGCCGTAATATGTCCGTGAATAGGCGTATTTCTGCCGAAGAACGCCGAGCGCCTCCGCATAGCTGATGTCGGGCTGTTCCTCAAACAGCTTTCGTATGTATGCCTGTTCTTCCTGAGTGTGTGCGTTCGGGTGCGGCGTATGCGGACGGCTCGATTTATTCTGCAAACTCTCCCTCGTCCCGTCGTACCGCTTTTTCCAACGGTAGAGCGTCTGTTCCGTACACTTCATTTTTCTTGCCACACAGAGCACGTCCTCGTGGTCACCAAGCCACATTTTCAGAGCTTTTTCCTTTTCTCGAATCGTAAATCTAACGCCTCTCATCTTTCGTACCTCCTTGACTGTTTTTCGCAGAGTGCTACATAGTGTAACACTTTTTCCAACCAATTTCAAGCCTTTATGTCGCGTTCAGGCGGGCGTGACGCGTGTTCTCGGTGAAACCGAGAAAAAAATTTTAGAAAAAAAATAAAGAAAATCACTCACACCCCCACACCCCTA